GTTCAACGGTTCTTGCTGCGATTCTTAATCAAAATCCCATGACTCATGTATCAACAACATCTGGGCTAGTTCATGCCCTTGATGGTCTTGCTAATACATGGCACAACACTGGTTTGTTGAACGAGAATGACCCATCAAGAGCTCTTCTTGCACAATCAATGAGAGGAATGATTGATGCTTTTTACGAAAGCTCTGATAAGCCCGTTATTATTGATAAAGGTCGCGGGTGGCCAATCCCAATTATTATGTCAGCAATGACTCAGGTCCTTAACAGAAAACCAAAAATTATTGCAACTGTAAGATCGGTTCCTGATTGTATGGCATCTTTTGTTCGCGTTGCCAAACCAGATGATCTTGATGAATTTATGGCAACAGGACAATTGGCAGATCATTTGAAAGCAGCATATATTTCCCTTCAAGAAGGATATATGTTTGATAAGTCTTGTTTTCTTATTGTTGAATATGAAGATCTTCTTGCTGACCCTAAAAAGACTCTTGAAAGAATTCATGAATTTCTTGAGTTGCCACCATATGATTATGATTTTTCTAATATTGATGGCGAGTCAGTTAAGGAAGATGATGAAAATCTTCATGGATATTCTGGTATGCACGATATTAAGCCAAAGCTTGAGAGGCAACATAACGATTCGCCAAAGGATCTTTTAAAACATCACTATTCTGCATTCTGTCAACCAGAGTTTTGGCTTGATACGCCAAGAACTGTTCCAGAACTTCATGATCTTGATCTTCAGTTGGCAGCATCAACTATTGGTGATTTTGAGGAGGGTTGGAGAATTGCTCAGAAACTTGAAAGAGAAGAGCCAACAAACTATAGAGCGGCTTATAATAGAGGTTGGTATTATCTTAGACAGGGCCAAATCCAAACTGGCTATAAGCTGATGGATATGGGAAGAATGGTTGGTGTTTTTGGCAATAAGCATCCAGAAAGTATTACCAAACCATGGGATGGAAAGGCCAAAGGAACAATATTGCTTTATCTTGAGGGCGGGCTCGGGGACCAAATTCATCAAGTAAGGTATGCAAAAGATATTGCCAAGTTGGGGAATAAAGTTGTTGTTGGTTGCACAGGATCGCTTGTTCCTTTGTTAAACGAAGTCGAAGGTGTTTCTGCCGTTGTTCAACATGGTGCAGAATATGGCGTGTATCATGATTACTGGGTTCCAGGAATGAGTGCAATTATTCCGCTGGGGTTTGAATTACAAGATATTACCGGGAAACCATATATAAATAAAACAATGGCGATAAAAGGTAAAAGAAAGAGAATTGGCCTTAGATGGCAGGGCAATAAAATGTTTGAGGATCAGCATAATAAACTGTTTCCTTGTGAATTGATGTTTAATGCTATTAAGAATTTTGATTATGACTTTATATCATTGCAAAGGGATGAAGGGTCCGAACAGTGCCCATCTTGGGTGAGAAAAGTTCCGCTTGATAGTTGGCACCAAACAAGAGATGCAATTAGTAGTTGTGATTTGGTAATATCAAGTTGTACATCTGTTGCTCATTTGAGTGGAGCAATGGGCATTGAAACTTGGGTTGTTACTCCTGTTATGCCATATTTTCTTTGGGCATTAGATGGCGATAAAACACCATATTATGATAGTATTAGATTATTCAGGCAAGAAGTTTTCGGTGATTGGACTAAACCATTTGAATCGATTAAAGAACAGCTAGAAAAGAGAAAGATCGAATGAGTTTTAGATACGGAGACGGTTGGTTATCAGATTCGTTTAATCCATTATCAAAAAGTACTGGAACGTATACATATGGATTATATGATTGGGGCCAGAATAATAAAGGTCAATTAGGATTATCAAATACTTCTGGTATATCTAGCCCAGTCCAAGTTGGTGCATTGACTAGTTGGTTGAATGTATCGTGCGGTTTTTATTCGAGTGCGGCGGTTAAATCTGATGGAACACTGTGGTCTTGGGGATATAATAATAATGGCCAACTTGGGTTGGGAAATACAACAGGCTATTCAAGTCCAAAACAAGTTGGCGCGTTGACTAACTGGTTAAAGGTGTCGTGTGGGCAATATCATACATTGGCAATTAAAACAGACGGAACATTGTGGACATGGGGAAGAAATAGTAGTGGAGAACTTGGATTAGGAAATGGCACTTATTATTCCAGCCCAATGCAAGTTGGAGCTTTGACCAATTGGGTTAGTGTTGTTGGTAGTCAGTATTGGTCTATGGCAATCAAATCAGATGGCACTCTTTGGGGATGGGGGCAAAATGGTAACGGCCAATTAGGTCTTGGAAATAACACCAGCTATTCAAGTCCAAAACAAGTTGGAGTTTTGACTAATTGGGCAAACGTTTCTCTTGGGCAAATACACACATTGGCGCTTAAGACGGATGGAACGCTTTGGTCTTGGGGGTATAACTATCAAGGAAGTCTCGGTCTTGGATTTACTGGTGGAGCGATTTCTAGCCCCGTTCAAGTTGGTGGGTTAACCAATTGGTCGAGTGTTTCTGCTAGCAAATTTCGTAGTTCTTTTGCAATTAAAACTGATGGAACTCTTTGGGCATGGGGGTATAATTCGTTATGGGCTCTTGGTTTGGGCACCCAAACATATTATTCTAGCCCCAAACAAGTTGGTTCGCTGACTAATTGGTCTAACGTATCAGGAGGGCAATACCATGGAGCTGCTATCAAAACTGATGGAACTCTTTGGTCTTGGGGATATAATAATTATGGTCAGCTTGGGTTAAATAATATTACTAATTATACAAGCCCATTTAAAGTTGGTTTAGCAACTAATTGGAATTTAATATTTTGCGGATGGAACACAACAATAGCAGGGCAATACTAACATGCCAATAATAAACTATACCAGCAAACAATATAGTGGCATTTGGAATATTAGTAAGGTCACTAACAATCTTGCTAATAACACTTGGCCAACACAACAAGCTTCTTTGTATGATTGGGGAAACAATAATTATGGTCAACTTGGATTAAACAGTACTGTAAGCTATTCAAGTCCAAAACAAGTTGGCGCTCTAACTAATTGGTTATCAATATCTAGTGGCCCATACAATAGATTAGCAATCAAAACAGATGGAACTCTTTGGGCTTGGGGACAAAATCAATATGGTTGTTTGGGATTCGGCAATTCCGGCAGCATTACATATTATTCAAGCCCAAAACAAGTTGGTACATCATCAAATTGGAAACAAGCAGTTATTGCAACAGAACACAGCGCAGCAATCAAAAATGACGGAACTCTTTGGACATGGGGTCAAAACCAACAAGGACAGCTTGGTCTCAACAATACTGTTTATTTTTATGTTCCGACTCAAGTTGGCGGATTGAGTAATTGGAGTACTGCGGCTGTTTTGTATGGTGGAACCACATTAGCAATCAAAACAGATGGGACTCTTTGGGGTTGGGGGTACAATGGTAACGGCCAATTAGGACTCAACAATACTAATAATTATTCAAGCCCTGTGCAAATTGGTTCGTTGACTAATTGGAAAATGCTAGCAAATGGGCCTCAATATATGTTAGCAATTAAAACAGATGGAACGTTATGGGCCTGGGGAAACAATAATTATGGTCAACTCGGTCTTGGTAACAGAACAAATTATTCAAGCCCAAAACAAGTTGGTGTATTAACTAATTGGAAAAGTGTTATTAGTGGCGCATATCAAAATACTATATTTGCAATCAAAACAGATGGAACTCTTTGGTCTTGGGGGTATAATAATGCACAAGGGGTGTTAGGAATAGGTGTTATTAATACGAATTACTCAAGCCCAGTTCAAGTTGGTGCATTGACTAATTGGGCAACCGTTTCATCTGGTGGCGGCCACGCTGCAGCAATCAAAACAGATGGAACGTTATGGGCTTGGGGAAGAAACTTATATGGTTGTTTGGGTTTAGGAAATGCAACAAATTATTCCAGCCCCAAACAAGTTGGAACATTAACTAATTGGCTTTCAATAAGTTGTGGGTATGCTAGTAATGCAGCAAGACAATTTGTTGGATATCAATAAAATAAAAAAAGGAGAAGTAAATAATGGCACTTTATGTACAAATAATCGATGGTCAGGTTGCTCAGTGTATTGATACTGTTCCACCATCACCAATTGGAACTGATGGTTGGAAAAATGCGGTTGAGGTTAAACCAACAATCGATTTCAATAAACAGAGATACGATGGTCACACGTGGGATTTGACAAAAGATCCTGTTGAAATTGTTTATGCAACAGCAACATTTACTCTTGACGAAAGAAAAAATCAGATGATAATAAGAGCAAATGCTCCTGTTATGGAACTAACAATGGAACAGAATTTTGCTAAGCAAGCAAATCAGGCATTTGATGCAACAAAGTTGACTGCTGCACAAGCTACAGCAAACACAATTATTACTCAGATTAATGCAGCAACAACTGATGCTCAATTGGATGCTATAACAATCTAATAAATACGATATATATTATGGAGTTTAATATGATCAACTTTGACAAGAGAGTGATTGTTTGTGATGACTTCTTTCCAGATCCTCATGGAATACGTGATATTGCATTAGAATCGCAATATGAAGATTACAACATCAACAATAATTATCCTGGAATAAACAGCAAAAATCCATTCTGGGATAATAATCTTCAAGCGATTCTTTCATCAATAACTGGGAGTGGCGTTTATCCAACTCCCAATTCATCTTGTGGTCATTTTAGATCAACAAAGAAAAATGACACATCAAAACAAGTAATACACTTTGACCCAAAGCCTGAGCAAAAGTGGGCTGGTGTTGTTTATTTGAGTTTACCCAAAGATTATCAAGATATTGATTGTGGAACAAAAATGTACAGACACAAGAAATCAAATATGTCTGTTGCACCATTTGATTATAAACAATCCAGTATAATTGGTGTTCGAACACAAGAGGATATGGTAAAATTTTTTGAAACTGATGGTGTCAACGACTCACTTTGGGATGTTGAAATCAACATTCCATTTAAATTCAATCGATTGGTTTTATTCAGACCATGGATGTGGCACGGAATTGCTGGACAATTTGGCAATTCAATTGAAACAAGTAGATTAACACAACTTATATTTTTAAATGAGTATTGAGAGGAACAGATAATGGCGATTAGAATTTTAGTTATGGGACTTCCGGGTTCTGGAAAAACAACATTCACTGAAGAATTGATTAGATTGATGGCGAGCAGCCCACTTGATGCTGTTGAGTGGTTTAATGCTGATCAAATTAGAAAAAAGTATAATGATTGGGATTTCAGTGAGAGCGGTAGAATTAGACAAGCTCAAAGAATGAGAGATCTTTCTGATAATTCTAATGCTCAATATTGTATTGCTGATTTTGTTTGCCCATTGCCTGAAATGAGAAATATTTTTAAGGCTGATTGGGTTATTTGGTTAGATACAATCAATGCCGGTCGTTATGAAGACACAAACAAAGCATTTATTGAACCAGATTTATATGATTTCAGAATCCCAGAACAAAATGCAGAAAAATGGGCAAAATATTGCTGGGAACGAATTAGTAATAATCAAAGAAGACCAATTTTTGATTGGAAAAAAGAAACCGTGCAGATGCTTGGTCGTTGGCAACCATGGCATGCTGGTCACAGAGCATTATTTGAAAGAGCAATTAAAAAAACCGGACAGGTTTCTATTATGATAAGAGATTGTCAAGGCTGGCAGGGGTCAAACCCATTTGAATCAAACAGAGTTATCAATTATATCAAAAAGGATTTAGACCCATTGTATCAGGGAACATATCAGGTTCTTATTGTTCCAAATATTGTCAATATTACATATGGAAGAGACGTGGGCTATAAAATTGAACAAGAGGTTTTTGATGAAAAAACTCATGCAATTAGTGCAACCGAAATTCGCAAGGAAATGAAGAAAAAGGGGCAGATATAAATAGTAAGAGTATTTTTACAAAGAGAATAATAAATGGCTTGGATAAACAGTAGAGACGACTTCAAACAGTACTGCCTTCGCAAGCTTGGTGCTCCTGTCATAGAAATTAATATTGACGAAGATCAGGTAGAAGATCGAGTAACTGAAGCTCTAAAATTTTACTGGGACTACCATTTCGATGGTGCTGAAAAGGTTTACTACAAGTACCAAGTGACGCAGACAGACATTACCAATAGATATATTACGATGCCCGACAACATCATCGGCGTTGTATCTCTATTTCCCGTTGGTCAGTCATTGAACACCAATAACCTATTCAACATTCGATATCAGATCGCATTGAACGATCTTTACACACTTACATCAGTATCAATGGTGCCATACTATATGGCATTACAACATGTACAGTTCCTAGAACAGATGCTTGTCGGTCAGCAACCACTGAGATATAATCGCATCATCAATAAGCTGTACCTAGACATGGACTGGTCTTTGGTAAACGTTGGTGATTACATGATCATCGAGGCGTATCAGGTAATTGACCCGGATGTCTACGTTAAAGGATACAATGAACGTCAGCTACAAAATTATGCTACTGCTCTGCTGAAGGAGCAATGGGGGTCTAATCTAAAGAAGTACAGCGGCATGCAGCTACCCGGTGGTATTACGTTCAACGGTCAGCAGATATTCGATGAAGGTAAGGCTGAGAAAGAAAGACTTGAGCGTGAAATTTATGATAGTTCATTGCCGGTAATTGATATGATTGGCTAGTTATCGAATGGCTACTAATTTTTATTTTAACAACTATAAGAATTCAGGTGAGCAGGATCTTCTCGAGAGTCTTATCGTAGAAGCTATTCGCATCTACGGTGAAGATATGTACTATATCACACGTAACATCAACAACCTAGACAAGCTATATACAGCTGACGATCAATCATCTTATACTAAGGCATTTCTTTGTGAGTTCTATATCAAGTCAGTAGATGGATTCTCTGGTGATGGTAACTTCATGTCAAAGTTTGGACTTGAGATTCGCGACCAAGTTGTATTCTCAATAGCTCAGAGAACATTCTCTAATGAGATCGGTGCGTATACAACACTGATAAGACCGAACGAAGGTGATCTGATCTACTTTCCGTTGAACAACAAGTGCTTCCAGATCAAGTTTGTACAAAAATTTGAGATGTTCTACCAGTTAGGAGCTCTCCAAACCTGGGAAATGACTTGTGAGTTGTTTGAGTACTCGGATGAGGTATTTAATACTGGCATTCCGGAGATTGATGCGATTCAGAACAAAGAATCAACTAATATCCTTGATTATGTCATCATGGATGAGCAAGGCAACTTCATCACCGACGAACAGGATAACTACTTGGTCGTAGAGGCATATAACCTGGATACGATACTCGGAACTGGAACTAATCAAGATATGGCTAATGAATCGAATACATTCATCGACTGGTCGATTCAGGATCCTTTTAGTGAGGGTGCTATCTAATGTTCGGGCAAACTTTTTACTGGCAGACGATTCGTAAATACGTTTCTCTTTTTGGAACGCTTTTTGATGATATTCATATCATTCGCACCAATACATCTGGGCAAGAAACTGCATATATTAAGGTGCCAATTACCTATGCCCCTAAGGAGAAGATGCTGGCCCGTGTCCAGCAAGACCCGAACATTGACCGTCCAACTGCAACACTAACGATGCCATTCATGTCATTCGAGATGACAGATGTTAAATATGATGGCGATCGAAAATTAAAAACTATACAAAGAACAGCAAATAAACTAACAACAAATGCCAGCAGCTTACAGTATCAGTATATGCCGGTGCCATATAATTTTGGCTTCAAACTATTCATAATGGTAAAAAATGCTGAGGACGGAACAAAGATCGTAGAGCAGATACTTCCTTACTTTACACCAGACTTTACTGTTACTTTGCAGTTGATTCCGCAGATGAATGAGCTGAAAGATTGCCCCATCATTCTTAATAGTATATCACA